TTAGCACATTCATGAGTAAACTGAATAGCAAGTGCAGACTTACCCACTCCTGGACGAGCAGCAAGAACATACAAGCATCCCTTTTTGAAACCGCCTTGAAGTATGCTATCCAATCTTGTTAAGCCTGTGGTAAGTGCTTGTGTACCTCCAGCATCAATTTCGAGAAAGTCTGCATGTGCTTGTTTACTTGCAGCAGAACATGCAACCACACCTTTTCGCTGAGAGAGAGATTTAGCGATTCGATTTACGAATCCTTGGGATATCTCTTCTGCTGACTTGTTTCCATTAAGTTCATCTGTTGCATGGTACAATGCTTGTTGTACAGCTCTTGTATTCCTAAACTCGATCAAGTGGTCGATGTATCGACCGATAGATCCACCACCATACTTCTCAGAGATGAGTGCAACCTCACCATGCAGATCTGGATGTTCCATGATTACATCAACTTCATTTGCAGGTGATAAACGTAAGCACGTCTCGAAGATCGTGGAACGATCCGTGTTAGAGAAGTCATCCTTAGTGAGAGACTCTGCTGCTTGTGCAGTTGCTAATCCGCTTTCATCGCGGAGCATGGCAGATAGAACTGCTTGTTCTGCTAGATCAACATCAATCACGGGTGAATGGTTTCAATGTCATCAAAATTTAAGCCATGATTGTTTACCTTTGCAGATCTGACTCGCAAGTGAGGAAACTTTTCTTTTAACCATGTCTTGCATGCATTACGAAAACATGCATCCCAATCGAGGTATCTCTTTCCACCTGCCTTTGCCCAATCCGAGAATGCTTCAAGCGCACCATCGTAATCGATGCCAGCATCTTCTGCTATGGATCGAGATGGAGAAAAATCTGCTGGTAATAATCGCTTTCCACGAGTCTTAGTTTTGACCTCAGAAATGTCAGGGGTACTACATATATTATTATTAAGGTATTTCGTAAGAAATACCCGCGCATGCGCGAGGCGAGATGGAATACTGACCCAAATCAGGTCAGTCAAAACTTGTCCCTTAGTTGTACCTGACAGTTCACAATAGGCATCTAACAGTTTGTGTGTTTCGTTGTTAATTTTGACTCGCAAATCTTGTTTTTCAGTACTCATTTCCACCTCCGAAAATTGCCAAGATCCATGCGAAAATCATCCATGCCCAGACAATGAATGCCAGGACAAAAGTTGCTGCGTATATTATATTATTATTCATTTTTATTAAGTGTATTTTATTGTGCTGTTTTGTAGTTAACTTGCTCGTAAAACAATGGTTTTTGCGTATTTTTTTATCATTTCTACGGGTATTAAGTATGCCTTTTTGGGGTGTCTGTCACCCTTGCCAATAAACTGTCTGAGTGGTGGATTATTCTCGATTATCAAGTCTTTTAAACTCGATGGAGTTATGAATATAAACTCACTCTTGGTGTCAAAAATCCACCAATCTGCTGTCGTTGCCATCAAGCCGGATCGCTTACCATACATCTCCACCTCGACCACAAGATTGCCAGAATAATGAGCTTTCCAATCTTGCTTAACCTCGTATCCTTGCTTCGTATTGGCAAGGAAGAAATCAAACCCTGAGAACTTACCTGGTATGGGTACAGGCTTGTGTCCTTTCTCCTTAAAGAACTCGATTAATTCTGCTTCTCTTAGCTTGCCAACAGTTAAGCTTGTATCAAATGGTTGAGTCATTTTTCAGATATTACAGATCCAACTGCAAGTGCTTGGAAGAATGCAACAGTTTCTCTTGTTGGAGTTATTCCCCTTACTCTGCTTGCACGTTCTCTATTGCGTTCCCTTTCCATAATATTCTGCATGATACGTTTATTCTTCAAACGATTATAGGTATCTTCTTTGCGATCCTTAATTGCTTGCTTCTCTGCAAATATACCCTCTCTTATTTCCTTGTAGTATTTTAGTACTACATGAAACGCCCTTGATACATAGTTGTTATAACATCTATCATTATGTCTGTTAAAGTAAGGCATACCTTTGTAATGCTTCATATTATACTTTGTGCGCATCGTATTTGATTTAGCTTTTTTTATTAATTGAACACTAACTCTGTAATAACCTGGTTTCTTTATCACCCATGCTCTATTACGAACTGCTCCATGACCTGAGTATGGACATGAAAATGGATCACTAACCCACACCTCAATACAATTGAATGGATAGTCATTTTTTTCCCATAATGTGTTTTTAAAATGACGATCAATATCCTCTTTAGATATGTAAACCAATGGATCGTAACAGTATTTAAGCCAAGTATTTTCATCTCTTAACCTATACCCAAGTGCTTTGATTTCGTGATCCTTTAGACATCCATTATGCAGTCGATAAACAAAGCCATAAAATTTAATTTCTTGTTTATCGAAACCTGTTCTTTTCCATAGCTTTAACTCACTTTTTCGTCTGTTAGCTTTTGACCTCACAATTGAGTAATCAACTGTTTTAATTCTGCTCTGGTTATTTCTGTATTTTTACGAAAGATTATCTTACCTTTCTGTACATAGTAAGGTAGCTCTTGTGGCTTTAAATCATCCTTGAGTTTACTATCTTCAATAAATGCTTTTTGCTCAGTCAAAGTACGCATATTGCCATCACCACATAACTGCATGGTTTGATCGTAACTTGCATCAAGAATACTTATATCAAGCACATCACCACCCGTAACCAACAATGGAAACTTCTCACCTTCAAATACTCGATTTTGTAGACTGTAAGGCAAGCGTTTAACAATGTTTGTTTTCTTTGCATCCGACATACCACCAAGAATTAACTTTGGATGAATCCATTTTCTGCCAATAGCTTCAAATTGCTTCCATGCTTTGGTAGGCACAATGTCACTAAATTGCTTTTGCATTTTTTCAGCGTAGTCAGGATTTTGGTCTATTGCTTTTACATATATTTCTCCGGCTTTTACAAATCCATTGATGCCATTTGTAATCGCATCTTTAAATTCGCTAGTTAATTCTTCGTAGGTTTTTGCTAGTTCTGTTATCATAGTATTTTTGAGTTAGTTAGTTTTTGAAGTCCAAGACTTCTCATTTAATAATTTAATTAGGTCTTCTAGTTTGCACGTAAACATGCTCTCAGAGTTATTCTTTCTATGAATTACGCATGGTGGTTTATCACCTGCATCTTTCATACTCTGCGTCATAGCAGAATATAAGTTCAATGCTTGTACATGCTTGGCTTCGATATGAAATGGAAAGTCACTCACCACGTCTGGGGAATCCGATCCACCTGAGAACTGTTGTCCTCTGCGTGAATCAGGAAACCCATTCTCTGATAAATAACGTGCTATTTCTCTTTCATACCTTGCCCCTTTGGCTCGGCTATTAACAGGCATTTAAGAGTTCTCCCACCTTAGTAACCTTCTCAGCAATCTCAGGGTCACATTCTAAATAGTCTCCTATCTTTTTTGTGGCATGAGTAATATTGGAATGGTTACGATCAAATATCTTAGCCAAATCTTGTACCTTGAAGTTCTGTTTTCTAGCGTAGTACATTGCAGTCATGCGTGCCAAAGCAACACTTTGACAACGATTTTTGCTGGTTATTTTATCGAGAGTAACATCGAATACAGAAGCACAAACATCCAGAATATTTCCAATATCTATTTTCTTTGTGAAAATATTTATATGTGGATCTTTTTGCTCATCCAATTCTTCTCCATCCAATACAGACACTAATTGTTTGAGTGCTGATACCATTACCACAACCGCGCCATCGAAATTCTTGCTGTCAATGTGGCAGTCAAGATAGTTCATTAAACGTTTTAAGTTTTCTAATTTTAATCGATCAACCATTCTTCTGAGTCCCTATATTTTGGTGGCCCATTCAACCACTTGTTAATTTCTTTTACACTCCATGCTAAACCTACTCCACCACGACCACTTACACCTTGTATTTCATACCTGGTGAATCCTTCGTCATCATGGAATTGATCAAGAGAAGTCTGCGATTTATACCCTAGCATATCCAAAGCTTTTTTACTGTTTACCAGGTATACTTTCTTGCCTCTTTTCCTTGCCATTATTACATCCAGATAGCAGGGGTTGCAAACTTAGGCTTGCGAAGCTTAATCCCGTTATGTTTGCGTCCATTACCAAACGCACCCTTTGTTGGTTTATGTTTTTCTTTTTTCATATTTATGCAGCCTTTCCATGCTCCCATCTAAGAGCGTTACTAAACTCATACATGCTAATAGTTGTACGATTACGAATTTTT